TTACTATCAGTAAGATAGGTACATTGAGTGTAGTTACAGAAGCTCTTAAGTATGCATCTGATTCACATCAAAACAATCTTGAGATACTCCTTCAGAAGCATGAAGAAGCTATAGTAGAGATGGAAGAAGAAGAAGAAGTAGCAGTAGACACAGACTCAGAAGAGTCTTAGTTTACAATGAGGGCTAACATGGATAAAACTTGGGACAAACTACACCAACCCTGTCCACTTTGTAATAGCAGTGATGCTGTTGGAATCAATGAAGACGATTCAGCAAAGTGTTTCAGTTGTGGTGAGTTCATGCCTAACTATACTAACGCATGTGGAGGAAAGGATATGCAAACAGCAACGACAACAACAACAACATTTAAACAACCGGACATGGTAGAAGGTGGGCAGTTCAATGCCCTAAAGGATAGGCAGATATCCCAAGCGACAGCTACTAAGTATGGGGTTAAAAGTATGCACGATTTACAAGGTAACATCGTTAAGCATTTCTACCCTTACTATAATGGGCATGAGCTATCGGCTACCAAGGTTCGTAATGTAGTTAACAAAGACTTCTTTGTCTCTGGAACTTATAACGAGACAGGCTTATTCGGTCAACAGTTATTTAAGGGTGGCAAGTATGTCACTATAACCGAAGGCGAGTGTGATGCTATGGCAGGGTATGAACTACTAGGCTCTAAGTGGGCAGTAGTTTCTATCAAGCGTGGAGCACAGGGTGCAGTTAAAGATATCAAGGAAAGCCTTGAGTTCTTTGATGAGTTTGAGAATGTAATCATTGCATTTGATAATGACAAGGCAGGTAAGGAAGCTTCTATTAAAGTTGCTAGACTGTTTAAACCGGGTAAGGCTAAGATACTTACACTACCTAATGGCTTCAAAGACCCTAACGATATGTTACGTTCTAACAGACACAAAGAGTTTGTTGAGTGTTGGTGGTCAGCTAAAGTTTACACACCTTCAGGTGTTATAAATGTTACGGAGCAGAGAGATAAGTTTAATAATCGTGAGAGAAAACCTTGTGTTCCCTACCCATACGAAGGACTTAATAAAAAGTTATATGGTATGAGACAGGGTGAGTTGATTACTCTTACAGGTGGCACAGGTCTTGGTAAGTCTAGTGTGACTAGAGAACTAGAGCATCATCTTATAAAGAATACTAAAGACAATGTAGGTATCATTGCATTAGAAGAAGATTGGAGAAGAACCATTGATGGTATCTTATCTATCGAAGCTAACGCTAGACTATATGTTGATGAAGAAAGAGAGAAGTTTTCTAAAGAAGAGCTTGACAAAATGTTTGATATGTTGTATGATGGCGACAATCGTAATAGAGTATGGGTACATTCCCACTTTGGTACGAATGATATTGATGATATCTTTACCAAGCTTCGCTTCATGATTATTGGATGTGATTGCAGATGGGTGGTCGTTGACCATTTACATATGCTAGTCAGTGCAGTTCATGATGGAGATGAGAGACGAGCCATTGATACTATCATGACTAGACTAAGAAGTTTAGTAGAAGAGACAGGTGCAGGAATCATTTTAGTTTCACACTTGCGTAGAGTTGATGGTAACAAAGGACATGAGAACGGTGTTGAAGTATCTCTATCACATCTAAGAGGTTCAAATAGTATTGGACAGCTTAGTGATTGTGTCATTGCTCTTGAACGTAACCAACAATCAGATGACCCTGAAGAAGCACGAACAACTAAGTTGAGAGTTCTTAAGTCTAGGTATACCGGTGACGTAGGACTTGCTTCCAGAGTTATATATGATGGAGAAACAGGTAGACTATCTGAGTTGACTGATGAAGACATTGAGTTTGATGATAGCACAGGAGAGGCATTTTAATGCAGTTAGTATTTGACATAGAAACAGATGACCTTAAGGCAACGCTGGTACATTGTATTGTTGCTCAAGATGTAGAGACAGGAGAGATATTTAAATTTCCCCCTGATAAACTTCGAGAAGGTTATGAGTTCTTAACCAAAGCAGATACCTTGATAGGACATAACATCATTGGCTTTGACATACCTATGGTAGAGAAGTTCGGTGGTGTTGACCTATCTAACAAACCTATAATAGATACTCTTGTTTTATCTAGGCTGTTCAATCCTTCCAGAGAAGGTGGTCACAGTTTAGAGAAGTGGGGATACAAACTAGGATACCATAAGATAAACTTCACAGATTATCTAAACTATTCTACAGAGATGCTAGACTATTGTGTCCGTGACGTTCAGCTTAACGCTGTTGTTCTTAAGGAATTACGAAAGGAGAGTAAGGGTTTTTCTAAGGAGTGTATATCTTTAGAGCAACGAGTAGCCGGTATAGTTAAACAACAAGAAGTCGATGGCTTTAAGTTTGATACTAAGCACGGCTTACTTTTACTTGCCGACCTTAGAGAAAAGAAACAAGCGATAGAAGATGAGGTTCATAATACATTCAAACCTAAGTGGGTTGATGCTAAGTTAGTAACTCCTTATATTAAAAAAGATGGTGAGTTATCTAAACGTGGTATGACTGATGATGAATATGATAACTGTATAAAGACTCAAAAGCTTGAGCCATTTATGAGACAGCAGTTAGTTGATTTTAATTTAGGTAGCCGTAAACAAATAGGAGAATATCTTATTGACTTTGGTTGGAAGCCTAATAGATTTACACCAACGGGTCAGCCTATTGTAGATGAGAAAACGCTATCAGCTATTACTCATATACATGAAGCTAATTTAATAGCACAGTTCTTACTACTTCAAAAGCGTATAGCTCAGATAGATTCTTGGATAGACGCTACCGAAGATGACGGACGTGTGCATGGTTTTGTGATTCCTAATGGTGCTATCACCGGAAGGATGACACATAGAAGCCCCAACATGGCACAAGTACCAGCAGTCTACAGCCCTTATGGTAAGGAATGTAGAGCTTGTTGGACTGTAGAAGAGGGTAATGTTTTAATCGGTGTTGATGCTTCTGGTCTTGAGATTAGAATGTTAGCCCACTATATGAATGACGAGGACTATACAAATGAAATACTTAACGGAGATATCCACACAGCAAATCAAAAACTTGCACAGCTTGAATCAAGAGATAAGGCAAAGACATTCATCTATGCCCTCATGTACGGAGCAGGAGATGAAAAGCTTGGGTCTGTGGTTGGTGGAAATACAGCAGATGGCAAAAGAGCTAGACAATATTTCTTTGATAATAAACCTACATTTAAATCTCTTAGAGACAGAGTACAAAGAGCTTCAACAAAAAAATTCCTTAAGGGATTAGACGGTAGGAAACTCTATGTTCGCAATCAGCATTCAGCATTGAACACTTTACTACAGGGTGCAGGTGCTATCGTTATGAAGAAAGGTTTACAGATACTAGATGATGTATTAAAATTAAACAAGGTTAACTATAAGTTTGTAGCTAACATACATGATGAGTGGCAGATAGAAGTAGTTGAAAGCCAAGCCGACTTTGTTGGTAGGTCAGCAGTCGATAGTATAATAAAGGCAGGAGAACATTTTAATCTTCGTTGTCCATTGGACGGCGAATACAAGATAGGAGGAGATTGGAGTGAAACCCATTAAAGAAGATAGGAAGAAATTTGATATTGATTTAGAGTATGGAGAGATAAGAGAAGATAAGATAAAGGATATGCTAACCGGCAAGAAGATAGAGGTTAAGTCAGAGAAAGGAATGTGGATGAAGACAGGTAACATATGTATAGAGTATGAGTCTTGGAATAAACCTTCTGGTATTAGAGCAACTGAATCAGACTATTGGTTTCATAACTTATGTGTAGGAGACAATGAGTTTTGTACTCTTGTATTTAAAACAGATGTACTTAGAACTATAGTTGATAAGCTTGATACATTTAAAACTGTAGCAGGTGGAGACCACAACGCAAGTAAAATGTACTTAGTAAATCTACAGAAATTATTCTCATCAGATGTAATAAAAGCATTCAAGGATTCAGAAGATGGAAAAAAATAAAAAAACACTTGACAGTTCTAGTCAAGAAGTATATAATACATTGTCGGCTAATAAGTTTAAGTCGGAATCTGGACATTGGTATACCCAAGAGGGCGACCCAATGTACACAGTCATAGGTGCTAATGGTAAGGAAAGAAACACTACCCTTAGAGATGCTAAGAAAGATAACCTAGTACCTTCTGTCACTACCATTCTTAGTATGATAGCCAAGCCTTCATTAGAGAATTGGAAAATAAACCAAGCACTTAACTCTGCCCTTACCTTAGAGAAAAATGTGCTGGAATCCACAGAAGAATTTGCTTACAGATGTAAGGTAGATTCTAAAAGGATTGGTCAAGAGGCTGCAAAAAGAGGTACTGAGATTCATGCTATGATTGAACGAGGATTCTTAGGAGAAGAAGAAACAGAAACTTACTGTATCATTAAGAACTATTTAAATGATAACTTCCCTAACGAAGAATGGATAGCAGAAGCTTCCTTCTGTGCTGACTTGGGCTATGGTGGTAAGATAGATTTATATTCTAAGTCTGGTATCTTTGTTGACTTTAAAACTAAGGACAACTTAGAAGGTAAAGACCCTGCTAAATTAGTATACGATGAACATGGTATGCAGTTGTCTGCCTATGCTCAAGGTTGTGGGTTTACTGATGTGGAAAGAGTATCTATATTTGTAGATAGAGAAGACACAGAACTTATCTCTTGTCATATCTGGGATAAAGATACACAAAACAAACACACTAAAATGTTTAACAGCATTTTAAATTACTGGAAACTTGTAAAAAATTATGAACCAAAGAAAGTCTAAACAGCTAAGAAGAAAATCAGAATCACTACTCATTGATTGGATAAGAACAATGACACCTGAAGGAGAAGACGCTACTAAGATAACTAAGAAAAACTTACACGAATTTATACCGGAGCAAACACACCTCTTTGCTAATAATAGAT